GTACATTCCAATCACCTTAGGGTTACCGAAAGATTTTAAAACCCAGCTGTACGGTACGTTATAGCGTTCACGGGCTGCTCTGGTCGCCTGTGTCCGGACAGATTTCAGGGTATCGTAGATTGCGTGGTTGATGGCGAACGCCGCACCCCCCGGGATCGAGGAGAGTTTATCAACCACCTCCTCGAGATTCGGGATATTAATCTGGAGGTCGACCAGGCCCATAAGATTTACAGCCTTACACCGACATTATAAGCAGCGTAAGTGTCCAGATAAAGTCTCTTAATCGAGCGGTAACGATCTTGTACCGCGCACCATCGATAGTCAGAAAATCGTTTGCTTTCATTCGCGCGTCAGACGGTACGTCCGATTCGCGGATAAGGACCAAACGTTGGTTTTGGTAAAGCGTTTCCTCGTACCCGTGCGTATGGGTGTGGAACGTGTTGCTAACGTCTTTTACCCAAAGGCAAAAAATCGGGGTAGTGACGCCGTTTGAAAAAACGAAATTGTGCGTCTCGCCGTCTACCGAAAGCGCGTCACCGAACGCGTCGAGGAAATTATCAGCAACCTCTGACACTCAATGCATTAGCCCCGTATCTGTCGAATAGCAGAAACTAGGGCTGTATCTCATGTCCACATCAGTCATTAAATTTATGATGATTCGAATCTGGAACGTGCTGGCCAGCGTGTACGGATCGGTCACCATATCAATCCCGCCCCACTGAGCAATAACTAGATCGCTCCAGCGGCCAAATATGACCTTGTCATCAGAGATCTGTTTTGTGGATAACGCCTTGTATCCGTTTACTCTTCCGTCGCCGTTAGTACCGGCTTCCCAGATAAACTCTGGATAAAACTGGTTCGTAGCGCGCGGGTCCGCTTTGGCCATCGTTTTCCACAAACTCTTGACCGTCGGGCTGGTCACGTATCCGCAACTGGCGTTGTCTAAGTCGATATTGTTCGCTTCAACGTTGCCTTCGAACTGGACTACCTTGCTCCAGCTTGGGTATCCGGAGCCAAACGTAACGCTTGGACTTGTCTTAGTGTACGCACTCGGCCATACGGTATCGGCTGTGGTCGAAAAAATACCTACTGGCTGATTCGATGCGCCGGTCCCGTAAAGCGCTGCGTGATCATACCCAATGGCGATAATCTGCAAAAGATCGTCGCGAACCACGGTCTGGACATCAACGACTGCCTGTTGCAGCAACCATTTACTGTATGCGGTCGACGCGGAAAGCCGTTGCGGCTGGAACACAACCTGATCGAACGTTTGGTTGGATCGGGTAATATCGCCCGTTTCTGTGTTCCACTGGGCAGTTGCAGCACCGGTCTGCCGCGGAAGCGCGAAATTGCCAGTCAGTCCTGTGAACATCGTTGCGCCCATGCGCCCGGTGACCATTTTAACGCGCAAAAAAGGGACTAGCGTTGTATCGATGATTAGCGGCACCAAAGCGCCACCAGTCGATGCACCGCCCGTAGCCGACAGATCCGCGCGGGTCTGTTGTGGAGGCATAAGGGCGTATTCTGGTATAAACATTCCACTAGGCGAACGTCCGATCTGTTTGCCGATCTCCTGCGACATCTCGCGTTCGAACCCGGTCAGCTTTTCGTGCCCTTCAAGAAGGGCTTTACACAGGTTGTATGTCTGTCGCTCTTTAGGCGTTGTGCCTACGTAAGGGTCAGCCGTGCGAATAGCCGGCGTTTGGTTGGCTTTCTCAGCCAAAACAAAGGCACTGAAGGAAGCTAGCGTTGACCCTTCCTTGATAAAGTCCTCAGCTTCCTTGACGCAGCCAAACTTTGCGCCAATTGCCGTAATCTCTCGGATTCTAGTCAATTCGGCTTCGCGTATTTTTTCCGGCGTTTCCGCAATCACTTCGACTTTTGAGACTGGCGTATTTTCGGCCATAGCAATTTCAGATTCAGACTTAACTACGTAAGATTCTCTGGTTACTCCAGCTGGGTCCATTTCCATTTCTTCCGACATTTCGACTCCATGCTTTTTACAGGCCGCTTTTATCCGGCCTTTAATCGTCTTTAGCTCTTCGGGAGAGTACTTCGCCGCGTTCTTCGGCATGTTTATGTAACTCCAAGCCGCTTTAGCGTGCGCTTTAGTGTCGACCGGATATTTGTGGTTTTTCTTATCGGCGTACTCGACATCGCCATACTGGCTATAATGATCGTCGCCGTCGTCCTCGGCCCGCTCTTCCCCTTCAATTTCTACCGGATACCTTTCGTCCATTGCCCGCCCAACCCCAACGGTATGATCGGCGGGCACTCCGACTAACGATAACTCGTACGGCATCCATTTGGTCACGGTGTACTCGTCTTTCCCGTCGCGTTCACCCGTCTTTTTCATCCCCAGTACTTTGTAACCGAAACTGATTTCGGTCCGCACGCCGTCCACAATATCGTTGAGCATCTCGGTCCCGATCGCGTTCCGGCTGAGCTTAACCGTGGCGTGCCCTTTTTCGCTGCGAACCGCGTAGTCGACGACTTTCCCGCCTACTTTATTCCAATCGTGCCCGTCCAAAAACGGTACTGACCGGTTAGAAAGCCGCGTAGTGTCGATTGCTTCCAGATCGTGCGAAAGCCGTTCGTAATAGACTTTCGTCTCGACGTGGCGCAGGATCGGTTCGGATGAGGAAAAACTCATTCGAATCAAGCGTTTATCGACGTCAATCGGCGATTCGCCTTCCAGTGTCAATGCTCTGGTGACGATAGGAAGATCCATACTTATTTTTAACTACGCGCGACTGGGCCAATGCTCTCTGTGATTGGCAAAACCTTCTTTAACCCCTGCTGCCGTTTTTAGCGCCGTTCGGCTTCACCGCTCCGGGTCGCATTGGCGTTGCCTGCGCTTGCTCTTTAGCAGCTTCCTCCGAGATTCCGGGTTCGACTGCCGGATTTTCCAGACTCGATTCGACTTCTGGCTTCTTGCTATATGGGTTCGTAAACACTATTCCGCGCGCTTCCAGGTCGTCTCGCTCATCTTCGACTTCGTCAAGAAACTCGTCGTAATCCAGCCCTAAGTCAGCCAGTTCTTTACGCCGCGTCGAAAGTCCGCCATCGATATTGCCTAGCGACGCTTGACTATCCTTTTGCGGATCGATGTAACTGTAGCCGCGCGGACGCCAAGTCATGCTAGTTTTGATGGCGTCAATCTGGGTGAACGATGTTTGAATAGCTCCTGCCAATACGGCGCATTCAAGCCACGCGTCAAACACCGCTTGCTCTAATTGTTCCGACAAAAACCGTTGCAGAATTTTCCAGTTCTCGTTTTCGGTTTCCTTGGCAAAACGCGCGCTGGAATAATTGACACTTTCGGCGTCGTTACCAACCGTGTTGTACATCGACCCGAGCCCTGAACATATCGAACGCAGAATGTTTTTACGGAAATGCGGGTACATGTCGGAAGGTTGACCGGGGTCAAATGGCTTAAACTTGTAGCCCGCCGGTAATTCCGAGATTAGTCCTGGCGTAATTTCCTCAATAATACTTCCGTCTGGACGGCTTCCTTGTCCCTCGTACTTAGGGCTGTCTTTTTCTTTCTCGTAAAAGCCCATTTTCGCCGCCGAATTCCGTGCCGATATAACGCAGGCCTCTTCGTATTTCCCGAGCATCCTAAGATCGATCATCGCGGGCGTAAACCAGCTCACCCCGCGGACACTCGTTATCCGGGAAGGCAACCATAAATGGATGAGCTCATTTGCGGGAACCCGAACCCGTTGCCCTGTGTACTGGTTCGCAAAAAGGTCTGCTTCGTAGAAATCAAGTAACCAATACGCTGCCGGCCGGCCGAGTTTGTCGGTCTCAACACCGGTTGTTACCCGGTTGCCCGTAGGCACGTTGGTTGTATTGTACCAAAGGTCTAGCGCATCAACTTCAATCAACTGGACCGCGAATCGCCACCGATTGGCATACCCGCGATGCAAACGAAGCAGTACACCGCCATCAACTGCCATCCGTTGCAAGGCTAGTTCATCACAGGTTTGCCCGCTCCAGAGCCCGGTGACCTCGTAATTGCCTCGGCGCCGGAATAGGTTCCATTCGGTCTTGATCTCTTTACAAAGGGTTTTATTAAGTCGGTTACCTTTCTGGAGCATGACTCGTGGATGCGGCCGGATTCCAGTAGACCCTAGCACGTTATTGCGCAATTCGCGTAAGAATGCCACACAATGGGAATTGTTCCGCTCCAGGTCGCGCGCCAGATAACAGACCCGGCGCCACGCGTTTAAAACCTCGTAACTGCCGCTTGTGGCCCAGCCTTGCCAGTCAGCGGTATATGGCCGCGGGATCGCCGCGTCATAGATTCGGGTCGCACTAAAAGGGTCTAGCTCACGTTTAAGCCATTCCTCAGTTCGACTCACTGTTGACGGCCCGAGAACCATCGGTGCGGGCAGCTTAGGCGGTTCCAAGACCCTCTCAGGCGCACCGATAAAAAAAGTTTTTAAACTGTTTAAAAATCCCACGGATTTAATATTCGATGAACGTAGCGACACATTGTCGGTAACGCGCTGCGCCGCGGAGTTGGTCCTGCTCATCCTGTACCCGAGCAGCGATCGATTCCCGTAAGGAAAAGAGTTTGCTCAAGTCTTGAAATTTGTACATTTGCCCCTGGAACTGAACCTCGCTCGTTTTCTGGTTGCACAGCTGGATAATCACATTGTCAATCGCAGCCAGCATTTGCTGGAGGTTGGTGCGGTTCTCCTGAATCGGCGTAACCGAGATATCAGGCGCCACGGTAACTGAGCCTGAATCGATCGTGTATCGGTTCGCTCCTGAGTCAGTAACCGTTACCGTGTACAGGTACGGCGTCGCGATAGTTGTAGCCAGCGGCGCTGTCTGGCTGCCGGGAATTGTCCATCGAAAATATTCTGCGTCCTCGGTGGCGGTCGCCTGCAATTTAGTCACTCCGGCGGCAAAGGTGATTACCGCGATATAACCCGGACTCCATTGGGCGGTCGGCATCGAAAATTCCCACGTGTCGCCCGCAATCATCGGATCAGGAAAAATAACTGTAGGCGGCAATACCGGAACATCGGTCGACATGAGCTCAGCGTACCCGTTCATAACCTCTAATTACGCGCGAAAATGGACTCGCTACGGCCCAAAAAGCGGTTTTTCGCGGCGACTACCGTAAAGAATCTCAGATAATGACATTTCACCGGTCTCAATGATTGCCGGCGCCAGGTTTTTCATCAAATAGACTAAACGCGCGAATTCTTGCGAACTAAACCGGTCGCGGTAACGTGCCAGAGCTTTTGCCCGGGTCCCGACTAGCTCGCTAATGCGCACCGGCTTAAACTTGCGCTCACTCAATAACGCCCGCCGAACGCTCAAAATTGTTACATCAAAAAGTTTACGACTCCGATTAGGCGCTATGCCGTACACAACCGACATCGAATCAGCGCATTCGTGCCGCCGAAAGACAAAATTGCTTTCCACAAGGTTGCGCACCAGCCAGCGTTGGGCTTCCTGTTCAAACGGGCACGCCGATATCGTCCGAATATTCATGATCCGATAATGGATATCGGCCACAGTGTGTCGATGCTCGGCTCCATTAACATACAACGAATTCAAGAGACAATCGTCCAACGGACGGGTTCGAGCAGCTTCACATCGTTTGCGCCGCACTACATCAATCAAAACCCGTTCAGTCGTTTTTGTGATAAAACTGAATAACCGACCTTTGCTCGGGCAATAGCAACACTGTAATCCGCGGTTTAAACGCACCAGAGCCGCGTTTAAGAGTTCATCAGCCGGCAGGAATGCTGTGGTACCCCTGGTATTAATCAAACGCTCCACAATCGGCATAGCCAGTTTTAGGAGGTCGTTCAGATAACCCAATTCGCCCGAGTCTTTCCACGCCTTAAACAAGTTTAAAGCGCGTTCCTCGTCGAAGTAAGGCTCAGC